TTTCCGCAAAACACCGTGGCTCGTTGGCAGCTGCACGGTTAATCAAAGATTTTGTCGTTTGGGCAAAACAAACCGGGGCAAAACAAATTCGGCCAGGCGTTACTACTGGTGCGCCAGGCACGGCCGCGTCGCGTCTTTATCAGGCGATGGGGTTCACCAACTGTGGATCAACTTTTTATTTGAATGCGAGGTAAATTGCTATGTGTACTGGAGCAGAATTAACAGCCCTCTTTACTGCAGCTGCAACTACTTACGGCGTAACTGAAGCGAAAAAATCAGCTCAGAGAGCGCGCCAAGAATCGCGTGAAGCGTCGGCTGAAGCAAACCGAATAGCCGATGCGGCTCGAATTGATGCGAACAAAATGGCAGAACAAGCCAGGATCGATGCAATCAACCAGTCGCAGACTGAGCTTGACCTCATGCGTGAGACAAGCGGCAAGGAGCTCAAGGAGCTTCAGGACAGAGCGGCAGCGGAGGCTGCAGATCGGCAAAGGCAGCTTGACGCTTACAACGTCATGGTTAGAACTCAACAGGAGCAGGCCGTCGTTGCACGCGAAGCTCTGACTGCCGAGACTGCCCGCTTCCAAGAGCAAAAGGCTGAAGCAGAGAAGCAGGCTGCTTCCATCCAAGCGCAAATCGACGAGCAGCGTCGAGAAGCTGGCGAGAAGGCAGCATCACAAACGCGGGCACGGCGACGTGGCGGCATTCGCGCTTTGCTGTCTGATGCGCGCCTGAATCCTGAAATCGGCTTGCCAGCAGCTAACGACGGTAAGGTCACAACACTCGGCGGTGTCTGATGGTCCTTAAAGTCCAAAACATCAACCTCGAGCCAGTCCTTAAACCTGACCCGGCATCGCAAGCACTTGCTATGCAAACGACGGTCGAGCTGCCGTCCACGGAAAGGCCGGTTTACAAGATTGGACCGATGCCACCGGCAGATCGCAACCAGGTGTCCCCAATCGCGGGTTCTCTTGATCTAACTCAGAGACCCTCGCAATCGCCAAACTCAATCCAACTCGGGCGGGAGTTGCCGTCCCAGAGGTACGTCAATACTTTTGAAAGACATTTAGCTGAATACGAAAAGCGGGTCGATGAATACAACGCAGCGGTCGATCTCTACAACTCAGGCCAGGGCATAGACCCCGGCGACTTCGGTGCTGTGTTACCCACGTTTGAGCAAGAACGCTACAGCGCGCTGCTCCTCTCAGAGTTTGAACAAGATCTTGCTGGCCAGAAAGCGCAGTTCGACCTCATCCGCAAAGCGGAAGAAGAGAAGTACGACGAACAGCTCAAAGAGCTCCAGAAAGAACAAGACCTGCTTGCAGAAGAAAACAGGAAAGCACAGGCCGCAGCCGAGAACGCCCAAAGGGTTGCACAAGAGCAGGCCGCTGAAAGCAGGACCGAGCTTGAGCGACGTCGCCGGCAATTTACGGAAGAAACAGAAACCTTGCAACGCAATACCGGGGCGCAGCGCGCTGGCTTTGTGCGAGCACGCCGACTGCGTAATCGACCTTTACTTGCACTCTAGGAGCAAAACATCATGTACGACCGAATGCAGAAAAAAGCGAAAGACAAAATGAAGGGCGGGTTCAAGACCTGCCCAGGATGCCCCACCCCAGCAAAGTGTAAAGCTGCAGGCAAGTGTTTGAAGGGAGACAAGAAATGACTCAGGGTCTCTACGCCAACATCCACGCAAAGCGTAAGCGCATTGCTGAAGGCTCAAAGGAGAAGATGCGCAAGCCTGGCACCCCCGGTGCGCCGACTGCCGATGCGTTTAAGAAGGCGGCAAAAACGGCAATGAGGAAGAAAAAGTGAACACATGGCTGGCCATTGTGGTGTTCTGCATACAAGGCGAATGCGCATTCATGGTCAGCTCAAAGCAGGTACTGCCAACAGCGCGAGAGTGCGCCGACAAGGTTGGCGAGTACCTGACCATCCTCAAGGACTACGGCGCTGACATGACACTGCCGACCTGCATTTATTTGAAATACAAGATCACATGAGCGAACCGATCAAAGATCCTAAAGGTGGGCTAACCGCAAAAGGTCGGGCCTACTTCAAACGCAAAGAGGGTGCGAATCTGAAACCAGGCGTTAAGGGCGCCGCAGATACGCCCGAAAAAATGCGCCGCAAGGGTTCGTTCTTGACCAGGTTTTATTCCAATCCCAGCGGGCCTCTGAAGAAAGACAACGGTGAGCCTACCCGCCTCGCACTAGCCGCCCGAGCATGGGGTGAGCCGGCGCCGACCAATGCAGCGGGTGCAGCTCGGCTGGCTGCGAAAGGTCGGTCACTTTTAAAACGATACGAGGCGCAGAAGAAAAATGGCTGAAGTCTACGAAAAAGGCAAGAAGTACGAGGGCAACCGGCTTAAGGTTGAAGACATCATCAAGCGGGCCGAGGTGGCGCAGCGCAAGAAGGACCTCTTCGAGGACCTCTACCGCGACGCCTACGAGTTTGCCCTGCCCCAGCGCCAGTTGTATGGCTACTGGGAAGGCAATAGCCAGGGCAACAAAAAGATGGCCCGAGTGTTTGACTCCACGGCCATCAGTTCGACCCAGCGTTTTGCCAACCGACTGCAGTCGGGAATCTTCCCCCCGCAGCGCAAGTGGGCGCGTCTTGAGCCCGGCCCCGATATTCCTGAGGACCGACGCAGCCAAGCGCAAACAATCCTCGACATTTACGGCGAGAAGATGTTTGCCGTGCTCAAGCAGAGCAACTTCGACATCGCTATTGGCGAGTTCTTGCTCGACTTAGCGGTGGGCACAGCCGGCATGTTGGTGATGCCTGGCGACGACGTGAGCCCGATCAACTTCATTCCCGTGCCGATGTTTCTCCTCGCTTATGAGGAGGGCGCCAACGGCCAGGTAGACAAGATCTACCGCAAGATGCGCATGAAGGGCGAGGCCATCCAGCAGCAGTGGAAAGACGCCGAGTTTCCAATTCAAGTCAAGCAACGCATTGAACAAAAGCCCACCGACGACGTGGACCTACTCGAGGCCACAGTCTACGATTCAGAACGCGGCGACTGGTGTTACCACGTCATCGACCAGGTCTCGAAAGAAGAAATTGTTTACCGACGCATGAAGGGTTCGCCGTGGGTGATCTCACGCTACATGAAAGTCTCAGGCGAGGTGTATGGGCGCGGCCCGCTGCTTACTGCCCTGCCCGACATCAAGACCTTAAACAAGACGCTTGAGCTGCTGCTGAAGAATGCGAGCCTGGCTGTATCGGGCGCCTATACGGCAGCCGACGACGGCGTGCTCAACCCGCAGACGGTCAAGATTGTGCCGGGCGCGATTATTCCCGTGGCGCGTAATGGTGGCCCCCAGGGCGACAGCTTGAAACCCCTGCCCCGCTCGGGCGACTTCAACGTCAGTCAGATCGTGATCAACGACCTGCGCATGAACATCAAGCGCATCCTGCTTGATGAGAGCCTGCCGCCTGACAACATGTCGGCAAGATCGGCCACCGAGGTGGTCGAGCGCATGAAGGAGCTCGCGCAGAATTTGGGCTCGGCGTTCGGCCGTCTTATCAACGAGACGATGGTCCCGTTGGTTGGTCGCATCCTGCAAGTGATGGATGAGCGTGGCCTGATCGACATGCCGTTGCGAGTCAATGGCCTGGAGGTGAGGGTCGCCCCTGTGGCGCCGCTTGCCATGGCGCAAAACATGGAAGAGGTCAACGCCATTCTGCAGTACCTGCAGCTGGTCGGGCCGCTCGGGGCTGAGGGTCAGCTCGCCATCAAGACAAGCGCCGTGGTGGACTACCTGGGCGACAAGCTCGGGGTGCCTGCCGCAGTCCGAAATGACGCGGCTGAACGCACTCTGCTCATCGAAGAGCGCGCAGCTGCAGAGCAGGCCCAGATGCTGGCCATGCAGCAGATGCAGATGCAGCAAGCCGCACCACAACCACCACCACAAGGGGCCTAAATGCCAGGATGGGACGAACTAGAGGCCTTGGACGCAGAGGCCTCTGCAAACCACTCAAAGAACGACGACACAAACAGGTTAATGCTGCGGGTATTCGGCACCGAGGAAGGCCAGAGGTTACTGGCCTGGTGGCGTGAGCAGCTGCTCGAGCAACCCGTCGCCGTGCCGGGAAGCAGCCCCGACTTCGCTTTCTACCGAGAAGGACAGAACAGCGTAGTCAGGGATCTTGAAGCGCGGATTAAAAAAGCGAGGAATCTATGAGCGAAGAAGCAGTAGTCGAGCCCAGTGAATCCACTGGCCTACTCGACGGGGTGCAAGCCACCGACGAGAGCCAGCAGGATTCCAATGCACCGCAGCAGTCCAACGTCGAGCACCGGGCGACCGACTCGATCCCTGAAGACGAGGCGCTTGATCGGCCAGACTGGTGGCCAGAGAACTTCTGGAAGGACGGAGACCCCGACCTCGAGGGCATTGCGAAAAGTTGGATGGACATGCGCAAGATGGTTAGCCAAGGCAAGCACAAGCC